TTGAATAGCCGATACACGGTTGCCTTTCGCCCACTCCTTAACGAGCAAACTGCGATCGATATGCTCCGTCTCGAACCATGTTTTAAGGAACTGGATAACAGTCGCCAGTTCAGGAGTTTTTCCATCGACAGGGAATACTTTTTTGATGGCATTAACTACCTTATGAACATCGTGTTCAATGGCTTTCTTGAACGCTTCAACATTCTCGGCGGCAAGCAGCAAGTTCTGGACATATGAATTATCGGTGTCCATTTCGAGACGCAGAATTTCTTTTTTCTGGGAGGCATCGACGTGATAAAGATACTCACCTTCACCAATGTACTGAGCAAGAACGCGGTGACGGAGGGGCATAGTTGCGACAACCGTTAGCTCGGGGGCTGGGGCTGTTGCCTGGGCAGGGCTGTTGCTTTCGTTACCAAAATTTTCGGTGTGGTCTTCCAGCACTTCGCCTGTTTCGGTATCAACACCATCGACGATATGCTGGCGCGCCGCGGCGGCGGCTTCAGATGATGGCAGGGTGACGCCGGGGATTTGCGTCCAGGTCATATTGTCTTTAGCGAGCTGATAGTAATCGCAGAAAGTGAGGCTCAGTTCGCCTTCCGGCGGCAGCTCGTTAACGACAGGGAAATTAGTAGCGACAGCTTTGAAATAATCTTTCAGCTTCGCACCGGATTTAATCAGAAGATAATCCAGTGTTGCATTTGCCGCTTCAAAATCATCACTGCACCAGAGTACAGCGTCTTTCTGGCCTGATGATTTCTTTGCTTTGCGGACTAAAAATACAGGATTAGTTCCACTCATTGTTTTGTCCTCAATTCGTGTAGAATGGAGGTGCCTTAACAGCACCCCGATATATCTGGTTGTTAGGTCCGGTTCGCTTTGGTCGGTTGGACCGGACAGGGCACGCCCGCTTCGGTGGGCGTTTTCTTAATGGATGGTCTGATAAAATTTTTCTGTGTAATCAAGCTTGTAACTTCGGTAATTACCAAACCCTGCTTGTTCTCCATCACTTACCTTGACTGTGAGCAGCGAAATGGCTTCTACAGCACAATGAGGACAGTCGAACTTTCCGAGTACATATCCACCGTCGAGAATCACAGTAGTTTCGCCAGTTGAATTTGAGTGAATAACGCCTGAGACTTTCTTTTCGCAATTGAATAAAGCAATGCTCTTATTAACTGCTTTCAGGTTCATTTCGATTTTTAAGATTTCCATAAGTTCTCCAGTCTTAAATTCAGGGTGTATGAAGCCACGCCAAATTAATGGCGAATTTTTCATTTCATATTTCGGATCTACTATTTAACTTTCGTGCGCCATCTGGTCGTATTCAGCACACTGCCTGGAACAATATTCCTTTTCTTTGCTCGCCAGTTGCGAGCCGTTGCGATAGAGAAGTGTGTTTTTTACTTCTTTGCCTTCATCAATGGATTTGCGGCAGTAACCGCATTGTTTAAGCATCCGGATCTCCTTTCTGCGCCAGCAGGTAGCAGAGGCGGCGGATTAAAACCTCAATCCGGTTGAGCGGGACGGCCTGCTGTCGAGCTGGTTTACGTGCGAAATCAATCATTTTCACCCTCTTTGCCTTATCGCCGGCCAGCGGAACATTGTTTAAACCTTCTGCGCGTTAACTTTTCCACCTCATTCCGGTCTTCGTATGCCCCGGACGGCTACTTCGTGGGCGTCCTGCCTGGGTGGTTCGTTGTTGCTATGGATTAATTAAACACAATGTTTATTAGTGTGTCAACATAATGAGTCTTTTTATATAAACAAATTGTTTATTTGTTGGGAGGGGTGGTGTGGGTAGTATGTATTTTAAGGTTTCATATGGTCATAAAATCATCAAAGAGGGTTGGCTATGGATCGTGACGAGCTGGAAGAAGACCGTGCGGCATTCATTGCGGGTGAGATTGGCGGCGCAGTGGTCGAATTGATAATCGACGGCGTAGTGATTAACCGTGATGCGATCGTTGAACGCCTGGAGGAGAAGCGCAGGGCAGTGGGAAACGTCATTCACAAAGGTGTATTGCGGGATGCGGCTGCTATGGTGCGGAAAGGGCAATAAAAAACCCGGCGCGAAGGCCGGGTGATTCAAAGGTATAAGTAAGACTGTGGAGCTTTAATTCCATCGCCAAGCGCTGATAATGGGAGCGGGGTTTCAAATCGTTCGACATCACCTACCTTAATTGCGTAGGCTGTGCTTCTTCCAGAGTAGTAGTTGTCGAAAAAAGTTTTTGAAATTCCAGCGTATTTTTGGGTTTTAATCCATAAATCTTCTGGTGCATCTGACAGAATAGACTCAATGCTAAATTGCCCCACCACCTTCCCAAGAGGCATGGTGGCATAGATAACAACTGTGTTAATGCTTCTGTTTTTGAAGATCCCTTTACGAAACTCAAATCGCTTCGACCCATCTAGTATTTTTTCAGCGAACTCCGGTTTAATGGATAATAAAACTTTCATTGACACAACCCAATCTTAATATTTCATTAAACTGCTGATCGGTAATCTCGAAATTACCCCACCGCCCAGTACGGTCTCCACGCAGTCCCACTTGATCGATAAGCATCTCACGAGTCGGTCTTTTTTGCAAGGCGATGTTGTATGTAAATCTTACGATATAAGGGCTGCGTTTTGTACGATAAAAATTCCTTAGTTCTTTTTCGGAAAACACGCTAAATTTATAGCAGTATTTTACAAATGAATCTTCATCGTTAAAGCTTGTTATATGGCGCACTGATTCCACCACGCATATTGAGGTAGCTACTGAGCGATATTTCGCTGGGCCTTTCCCATCTGTCATGCGATATATTACGATGACATCTCCCCTGTGCATCAACTGGACAGAGTCCATTCCACAGATATAAATCTTATGTATGCTGTTAGTGTGCGATACATCCTGAACGATATCAGGTGATTCATTGACCAATTTTGAGTCGGGGAAAAGCCTTGTGTGGTAGTCGGGCCTGATTGCGAGAATAAATTTTTTCTTTTCTGTTGGTAAGACTAAAGGATAATCAAGAAGTACATCACCATTAACATCACTTAAACTCCTTGCATATACAAATTCTTTCCCATTTTGAGTTTCCTTTTCTCCATGGATATAGAATCCATACGCTTGGAAAAGTTTAACAAGGTGAGCGTGCTTCTCGAAAACTGTAACATAAATATCATCAGAACCTGAGCCAAATGCACGATCGAACGCTTTCTTTAGAAATCTTTGTCCCCTAAGTGTGCCTTTTGATTCAAATTTAAATGTTCCGATCTTCAAGTGATTTCCATTAGGCAGCTGAGGTGAAATATCTCCGGCATCATCATTTTCTTTGAGGTACATGAATCCTTCAATTTTGTGATTTTCATCGTAGAGAATGTAGGCAGATTCATTAGCATCAGCTTTTTTCTTAAGCCAATCAGGAAACTCCTTGTAGTCACTCTTCAGTGAATCAAAAAAGGGGTCGTTATGATCAAATTGAGAGAAAGTTTCATACCTTAAGCTATCCATGTACCCTCACTTATAATCGAAAAATCTCACATTACATTAATACCTGTGAGTCATTTATATGTTTATAGTTCATTCACAGTCGCCCTTAATCCGCCGCCCCATGTACTTCGCGTACAGCTCGTCAAGTTCCTTCAGGCGCAGCGAGACAATCCGCAACATGTTCTGTTGCTCTTCTTCATTTGGTAGTTGGTTGTAGAGTTCCAACAGTCTCCGTTCGTCGTGCCTCAAACCATCTTTGGCATCCACGTCTTGTCCTAAAACCCATTCCAGGCTAACGCCAAGCGCATCGGCAAGTTTTATTGCAGAGCTTTTACCTATTGCTCCCCTGACAAACCAGTTGTTGACCGATTGAGCGCTCACACCGCAGATCCTCGCTATATCCGCTTTGGATATGCGCTTCTTCTCAATGATCTCATTTAACCGCCGAACCTGCGGATTGTCAGTTTGGTGTGTGTTTTTTCTCATATATCGAAATTCTAAACTAAAAGTTTATCTCCTCAACATTCATAATGTTGACTTTAAACTAAACATAATGTTTAATTTTGTTTGTAACTTCTAAGGAGTGGTTTATGAACGCATTAGAAAAAGCCATACAAGTTGCCGGCAATTCTTCAAAGCTGGCAGAAAAGCTCGGTGTTTCGTCAATGACAATTAGTCACTGGAAAAAACGTTACGGTGGTGTTGTACCTAAAGGCCGAGTTTTCCCCATTTTTCATGTAACTGGCATCACCCCACACGAACTTCGCCCTGACATGTATCCAAACCCAACAGATGGATTACCAAGCCAAGAGGCATCAGCCAAATAACCATAGAGGATATTTACCCATGGAGAACGCAATTGCACGAAAGTTAGACCCACCAGAAATCAACCCGATTGAGATAGAGAGTGTCCTGCTCAACCGGCTTGCATCAGTAGGGCAGAAATCATACGCCGAGCATATGGGCATCAGCGAGTCGACAGTCAGCAGGCGTAAAGCTGAGGGATATTTCTGCAACATGGCGAAAGAGCTGGCTTTTCTTGGGATTCAGGCCGCGCCACCGGAGGCGGTACTGGTATCCAGAAACTATCTCACAGCTGTAGAGATTCTCGCTGATGCAGGGCTAAAGGCTGAACGAGCCAGGCCGGATGCGCTGGGGTGGGACTGAAAATGGCAGCAACCAAAAAGGCGAAAGCCGCGGTGAGGGGTCACCAACGGCTTTCTGGTGCAAAAACGGTAGGTAATTGCGGAGATGAGTATGTCAAATACCGCTGAAATATACAAATTCCCTGCGCCGGTACCGACGCAACAGGAGTGCCGTATGGCTGATCTGGAAAATGGCTATTTACGTTTAGCTAATCAGATCCAGGACGCCTTGTGTATCGTTGAACTATCGGGGCGTGAGTTCCGTGTTTTGAATGCGATTATCCGGCTGACTTATGGCTGGTCGAAAAAATCAGATCGTATTGCCAACAGCCTCATTGCAGATAAGACAACACTGAAGGTAAAGCACGTATCCGAAGCGGTGCTGAGTCTTGCCTATCGTAACATCATTATCCTGCGCCGTATTGGTCAAACAAGATACATAGGGATTAATACAAACCTGGATAAATGGGCTTATTCCAAGCCACATTGCTCAAAATGTCCGGTGTCTTTTCCTGATGATGAAATTGCCACATGGATTATTTCTGTACCCGAAACCAGGGATAGTTATCCCCGAAAAGGGGGAAGGGCATCCCCGAAAACGGGGATAGTTATCCCTGAAAACAGGGATAGCGTTTTACCCCATTCAGCCATCCCTGAAAACGGGGATAGTTATCCCCGAAAAGGGGGAAGGGCATCCCCGAAAACAGGGAACACCAAAGACATTATTCCAAAGACAAATATAAAAGATCTAACCCCCTTTAATCCCCCTAAGGGAAAAGTGAAGTTTGATCCGTTGAGTATTCCTGTTCCCGAATGGCTGAATGCTGCGTCGTGGAACGAATGGGTCACCTACCGCCAGCAATCCGGAAAGCCCATAAAAACCGAACTGACGGTAACAAAAGCTTTCAGGCTTCTGAAGGAGTGCCTGGATGAAGGCCACGATCCGGTAAACGTCATCAACACAAGCATTGCCAACGGCTACCAGGGACTATTCAAACCGAAGTTCGCTCTCAACGACCGAAGAGCTGGCAGAGATGTGAACCACATTTCTGCGCCAGACAAAACCATTCCTACCGGATTCAGGGGGTAACGATGAAAAACGTAATCGGTACTGGCAGTGCGCTTGATCGCCTGAAAAGAATTATCCCAGCCAGTGTGCAGCCGAAATTCTCGACTGCTGATGAGTGGCGGGCATGGCAGGAAGCCGAAGGGCGTAAACGCAGTGAAGAGCTTGACAGGATGAATCAGAAATCCCGCACCGAGAAGATTTTCGGGCGATCTGGCATTCAGGATCTCCATCGTAGCTGTACGTTTGCTAACTACGAAGTAAGCGGGGAGGGGCAGCGAAAAGCGTACACGATGGCAAAAAGTTATGCCCAGAACTTCGGTAGTGGATTTGCGAGCTTTGTGTTCAGTGGTGGTCCGGGAACCGGGAAAAACCATCTTGCGGCGGCAATCGGAAATCATCTGCTGGCCGGCGGTCATAGCGTTCTGGTGGTAACCATTCCTGACCTGATGCTCAGGGTTCGTGAGTGCTACGACGGTGGGCAATCAGAAGCGTCCCTGCTTGATGACCTTTGCAAAGTTGACCTGCTGGTACTGGATGAAGTCGGTATTCAGCGCGGAAGCAGTGGTGAGAAGGTCATTCTCAATCAGGTTATCGATCGCCGTCTCTCATCGATGCGACCTGTTGGCGTTCTGACGAATCTTAACCACGAGGGGCTGTTGGATTCACTGGGCGCGAGGGTTATCGATCGCCTCCAGATGGACGGAGGGATGTGGGTGAATTTTGACTGGGGAAGCTACCGGAAAAACGTTAGCCACCTCCGGATCGTGAAATAAGGGGTTAAAAATGGCCCGACCTAAAACACACAGCGAACGGATGATTATTCTTGAGCGGATTATCGGACTGGTGAAAGAGCAGGGGCGCATCACGACGAACGACGTCGTTGCGATGTTCGGCGTGCACCGAACCACGGCGGAGAAATATCTGCAGATCGCGTTAGTGCGTGGAGGTTTCATCCGCCACGGGCGGTGCGGCGTTTTTCGTGACCAGCGGGCAGTAATTGATTATGACCTGAAGCGTTATAGCTGCAACAAGACAACCGGATTTTCAGCGCTACCGGCACTGGAGAAAAGCCCGGTAATGCAGGTTTATGGAGCATCCAAAATGAGCATCAACAAGGGGGGAGCCCAATGAGCAACATCAACAAACAGGCGCTACGTGAGCGCTATTCACCAAAACCTGTACCTAAATGCCATATTTGCGGCGAGGAAATGACAATCCAGCGAATATCTGCCAGTCGAATTACCTATGGCTGCACGGGCGCGACATATGATGATATAGGTTGCCACTACGCAGAAGGCCGCAGTATTGCAGATGACCACTACGAGCAATCACGCGTCACTGTCGTCGATGTGAGCGACCCGGATGTGCTGGCGCTGCTGGATGAGCTGGAGCATTACAAATCACGTGAAGAGCGAGTTACAAAGCTGGTTCTGGATAACTCGACAAGCTGGGATGTTCTCTACGAGAAGCTTGAAGCCGCAGAGAAGCGTATTGCTGAACAGCGTGAGTATTACGAGGGCGTTATTGCTGATGGAAGTAAGCGCATAGCAGAACTGGAGGCGCGGGAGGTCAGCGTTTCTGAGATTCGCAAGAATAAATTCATCGAGAAAACTGAGGATGAACTTGATGGAGACCACTACACTATCTGTAAAAATGGATGAGTAGTGATTATAGCTGTAAAGGTACGTCAGCGCTGATTATGTTTGTCTACGAAGGTGAAAATATAAGGTTGACCATGATACAGTTGGATCTGGTCTGGGTCTGCATCCATTGTATTATCATTGATAACTAACCCGGGAAAATCATGTGGTTTGTTCAGCTCCTTTACCATGTCAGACATAACAGGATACTCTGTGAAATCAGCGCTCGCCTCGTATCCTTCGCTAATCACATCCAGCCTTTCGAAAAAAGCTTCCTCATTATCTTCATGCCGTGTCGCCGTTTGGCGAAGGGCATTAAGATTGCGCGTCCTAAGATGAGCTACACGATCCGGGGAAGCATACCCGGTGAACTCAGGGATTGACCATCCCAATTCTTGTGCTATACGGCGTGCCAGAATTTCAGTGGGTCCTGGCTCAATATTACCATCTTCTAATGGATCGCCGGCTCCAGTAACATGATGAATGATCTCGTGAATTAGCCCTTCCTGCCATGAGGGCATCTCACACGAGTCAGTGTCTGGCGCCGCACTAAAACTGATATAGGCTTCCTCGTGTTCATCTTTTCTCGCCTCGCAAATAGGTAAAATTGGCTCTTGACCAGCCTCGTATTCATACAATTCGCTATGCGTCAGTAAGTGAATAGAATCAACCCCGACGGGGGAATCTTCGTTGATCTCGTATTCGTTTCTGTATGTGATGCAGCCAAGTTGCACTTCCTTATTATGGATGCCATAGATTACGGCATCACGAAAGGTCTGTGATCGGCTTAAGGCATCAAGTACAGTGTTACCGATCATATTGGCCGTGTGCTGATCGATGAGCCTGCTACGACTACTGTGGACAGCGTAAATGACACTTTGGTAGAGGTTGCTTAAATCTGCGGCGGAAAACGGTATTCGCTTACCTGTCTCCAAAACGTAATCCGCATAGGCATTCTTTGAAGGATGAGGAACAACGGCAGCAGAATATTCTTTCTGTGGAGCAAAGTTTAAACAAGGCGTAGAAGATGAAATTTTCATATTAAAACTCTATATGGTTTTGTACATTTCAGTTTTGCCATCTTATTCATAGTGTTGATATGGCGTAAAAAGAGCCATGGTTATTTCTACCATACCTTCGGTGTGAATATCACAACTCAGAAACTCGAGTACGCTGCGACGGGTTTTCCCGCCTGAAATCTGATATGAAACAACACGCTAGCTTTTGCAAAAAGTGCTATTCATGTCTTGAATATTCTTTCTAACAGGTATACTGTGTTTATATACAGTAGTTAAGTGTAGAGGGAATTATGAGAATTGAGCTTGTTATCAGCCGGACAAAACAGCTTCCGGAAGGGGCAGTTCCTGCACTGGAAAAAGAATTAATTACCCGTCTCCAGAATCAGTATGAAAACTGCAACTTAACTATCCGTCGCGGTAGTCAGGATGGGCTGAGTATCGTCGGTGCTGCTGATGGCGATAAAAAACGTATACAGAGCATTCTGCAGGAAACGTGGGAAAGCGCTGACGACTGGTTTTATTAACATTGCGCTTAATACTGGCGCGCATTTTTCAGAATACCGCAATTTGCGTATCCCTTTGATGCTGCTGCCGACAATTTTTAACCGCGTCTGTATATCGCCGCCTGAAGGGAGAACAAAAATTGAGTAATTCAGCTTTGCAAAAATCAGAAGATAGCTGGTATGACATTGTAAGAAGATCTGATGGCTGCGTGGTGTTTAGCTTTCCATCATCAGGCAGGCATCTTATCTATCGTGTAAATGGCATGGTATCTATGCGTCCTTTGCTGGATGACGAAGAAGTTTTTACTCCCAACGGTTTTATGCATTTTATTCGCCGTCTCGGCTACCGGGTAACACCACCTTCTGATAATATGAAATCAACGGCCTGAACAACCGTTAACCTTCTGCGCCACGGAGAATACCATGGCGCACGAATTACAACTCATCAAGCAGTCATCTGGAATCCTGATCCCCGCGACGCCGGAGACCAGAGATATTCTGCAATCAAAAATTAAACTCGGTGCCGTGCTGGTGGCTGAGTTCCGTCAGGTGAGGAATCCTGTATTCCATCGCCGCTTTTTCGCGTTGCTTAATCTCGGGTTTGAATACTGGGAACCCACCGGCGGCGCCATTTCTGCCAATGAGCGCAAACTGGTAAACGGTTATGCAAAGTTTCTCGCTGCATATGGCGGGAATGAAAGCGCATTACTGGATGCGGCTGAACAGTATCTGGAACAGATTGCAAACCGCCGGGTAACAAACGGAATTAGCCTCTGTAAATCTTTCGATGCATACCGCGCATGGGTGACGGTTGAGGCTGGTCACTATGACGCCATCCAGTTACCGGACGGCACCCTTCGCAAACATCCCCGCAGCATCGCTTTTTCCAGCATGGATGAGGTCGAATTTCAGCAGTTGTATAAATCCGCGCTTGATGTTCTCTGGCGCTGGATTTTATCACGTACATTCCGTACTCAGCGCGAGGCCGAGAACGCCGCCGCCCAGCTAATGAGCTTTGCGGGGTGATGGCGATGAAATACTCCTGGTTCCATCATCACGACTGCACAACCGAGCAGGCCGACACGCTGATATCGGATTATCAGAAGCGGGGCGTAAGGACAGAAAAGAGCCTGAGCCCTGACTTCATTACCTGGACTGTCAGCGCGAAATTACCTGAATATGCACACCGGGTGCGGACGCCAAAATCCTTACGCCAAAAGGTCTGGGGGTGAGCATGGCTAAATTACCGCGCCGTAAGTGCGCAAACAAAGAATGCCGCCAGTGGTTTCACCCGATACGCGAGGGGCAGATCGTTTGCTCGTACCAGTGTGCCAGCGCCGTCGGCAAAGAACAGACCAGAAAAGCTCGCGAAGCCGCGCAACGTAAGGCGCAATCCCTTCAGCGCGCCGCTGAGAAAAAAGAACGCGCCGCCTGGCGCCAGCGGAAAGCTGCGGTTAAGCCGCTGAAGCACTGGATTGACTTGACGCAGCGCGCCGTAAATGACATTTGCCGCGAAACCGAACTGGCAGAAGGACTCGGTTGCATCTCCTGTGGAACGAAGACGGCGTTCGCATGGCATGCAGGCCATTACAGAAGTACGGCCGCCGCCGGACATCTGCGCTTCACTCGCTTCAACATCCATCTTCAGTGTGATGTCTGCAACGTCTACAAATCAGGGAACATCGAAGCATATCGTACCGCGCTGGTTGAGCGTTACGGTGAGGCGGCGGTGCTGGCACTCGAGAACAATAACACCCCGCACCGCTGGACGGTCGAGGAGCTGAAGGAAATCAGGCTCGCGGCACTGGCGGATCTGCGTGCGCTAAAAAAGCTGGAGGCGGCATGAAACCAGAACTGATCGAGATACTCCGCATGCGCTGGCAGCGCCTCCGCATTTACCGCCGTCCGGGGTCGGTGTTGGTTGACTACAGAATTATTCGTAACACAGTCCGATTACTTAAGAAAACAGGAGCATCAGCATGAAAGCAAACACTGCAAAACCAAAATCCATGCCCCCTAAGGAGCTTATTTTGGAGCGTTTGAGCTATGACCCTGACACTGGCATATTCCGTCGGAAGATGAAAAACAACCGTAATCAAATCATTGGAGAGCAGGCAGGCTCTCTTTCTAGCGAGGGTTACCTAATTATACAAATCGACAAAGTTAGGTATTACGCACATCGATTAACATATTTCCTTATTACTGGAAAGCAGCCAATGTCTGTAGATCACGTCAATGGAATAAGAACAGATAATAGAGCGGAAAACCTGCGATCTGCATCGCGCTGTGAAAATGTCTATAACACGAAGAAAAATATTCGTAATCGAAGTGGGCATAAAAACATCCACTGGAATAACAGAAGCAATAAGTGGGACGTACATATGAATGCAAACAGAAAGTCTCACTGGGGAGGTTGCTATTCTTCCTTGGAAGAAGCCGTGAAGGCGTGTAAAGCCCTGCGCCTAAAACTGCATGGCGAATTTGCTAACCATGGAGAGTCTGAATGAACCATATGATTCTCCAGTATGTCCGTGAACAGCTAATGGTAGCGACAGCCGATTTAAGCGGGGAGACTAAAGGGCAGCTTCTGGCCTGGCTGGAGAACGCGCAATTCGACACGAAAAACTATCCCCGAAAAAAACAGCGTATCTGGGACGAGGAAACAGAAAGCTGGATAACGTTAAATAACCCGCCAATTCCCGGCAAGCAGTCGCTGGCGAAAGGAAGCGCTATCCCGCTGGTGAAGCCTGTGGAATATTCCACTGCCTCATGGCGCCGGGCGGTTCTTTCACTCGATGAACACTACAAGGCGTGGTTGTTGTGGAATTACAGTGAGAATACCTGCTGGGAACACCAGGTCGAAATAACACTGTGGGGCTGGAGTACGTTTGCGGCGCAACTCGACGGAAAGAAGATGGCCGGTAAAACACAGGAACGACTCCGGGCATTAATCTGGCTGGCGGCACAGGATGTCAAATCTGAATTAGCCGGGCGTGAGGTTTATCAATATAAAGAGTTAGCGGGACTGGTAGGCGTTAGCGAAAAGAACTGGTCAGAAACCTTCACCAGACACTGGTTGACCATGCGTGCGGTATTTCTGCGTCTTGATCAGGCGTCTCTTTTGAGTGTATCGAAGACGCGATCGGAGCAGGTGGCTTTCAACCTATACGCCCTTAATTGACACAAACAGTTATCCGGGGCTATATTCCCAGTATGCCAGCAAAATCTGGCGTCGGGATTGGCGTCCCGGAATTTCACCGCGACAGAGACACGCCGCGAGCGTGTTTTTTATTGTCGTTTGTATACGCGCATCTGAATTATGGTGGGGCGTATGGGGGAGCCGAAAGGCTCGCCGGTCGGTGATCCGGTTACGCCAACCCTGTACGTCTCACCACCCAATCCGATTGGCGTCGGCGGTGGTGATAAACAAAACAATCACCGGAGGGCGTCATTATGACCACTCAAATCTCTGTCGAAACTCTTTCCCCGATTACCCATAACCAAATTCCCGTTATTACTACCGAACTTTTGGCGCACTTATACGGCACAAAAATCAAAAACATTTCTGATAACTTTCTGAACAACACCACGCGATTCGTTGTAGGAAAGCATTTTTTTAAAATTGAAAAAAACGAATTACGCGAGTTCAAGAACAGACCCGAAACAATCGGGTTAGTTGGTAAAAATGCCCGTTCCCTAATCCTCTGGACAGAACGCGGCGCTGCCCGCCACGCCAAGATGCTCGAAACAGATCAGGCTTGGGAGGTGTTCGAAAAACTGGAGGATTGCTATTTCAGTCAGACACTACCATCGCCAACACGCCAGGTTCAGCCTGCCGTCGACATGCTTAACATCGACCTTCTGATTAAGATCCGCGATGGTAACGTCAAAGACATTCGGCAGGTTGGTCCAGACATGTTCGTTGGAAAAGTAGAGCAGATATTGAGCGGATTACGCGATAGCGGCTGGATAGTCATTAAAAGGGATTTGCTTGCTGAGAAGCTGGCGACGTGGTGATTGCAAAACTGGATTAAAACGGCTATATTTTATGTAAATCTGATATCGTCGCCATAGCTTCAATCGTCGACCAAACAAATTCAAGCCTCGCCATCGTGCGGGGCTTTTCTGTTTGTGCCGTCCGGAATAATCCCTCTGAGTTTTGTCGTTAATCCACCGGGCGGCCTTCTTACTTCACACTGCGCCATCCGAGCTATCGGAGGTGAGGCTTATGAAAATGCACAACGATCCCCATTCCTGGCAGGGCTGGCTGGAGCTGTTCCAGAGCTGGTGGCGAGGAGATACGCCGCTGGGCGCTGTTCTGATGTCGTTATTTATGGCCGGTCTGCGCATTGCCTATTTTGGCGGTAACGGTGGCTGGAAGAAAAAGACACTCGAAATTCTGCTTTGCGGCGCCCTGACGTTGACCTTCTCATCTGCGCTGGAATATTTCGGCTGGCCCAAGTCCCTGTCTGTTGCGATTGGTGGCGGCGTCGGCCTTATCGGCGTGGATGCGATCCGCGGCTTTGCAATGAAGTTTATCAGTGGTCGTATCGGTGGGGATAATAACAAGGTTTAATCATGAACGAGTCTCAATTTCAGCAGGCGGCTGGTATTAGCGCCGAACTGGCCGCGCGCTGGTATCCACATATTACGGCGGCAATGAGCGAATTCGGTATTACTGCTCCACTGGATCAGGCCATGTTCATTGCTCAGGCGGGACATGAAAGCGCTGGTTTTACAAGGCTGGTGGAGAGCTTCAACTACAGTATCGCCGGGCTGACCGGATTCATCCGCGCCGGGAGAATCACTCCAGATCAGGCCAGTACTCTTGGGCGAAAAGCCTGTGAGAAGGCGCTTCCGCTCGAGCGACAGCGTGCAATAGCTAATCTGGTATACAGCAAGCGAATGGGTAACAACGGGCCTGGCGACGGCTGGAACTACCGCGGGCGTGGACTTATCCAGATCACAGGTCTGAACAACTACCGTGATTGCGGTAACGGGATCAAAACTGAGCTCGTTGCCCATCCGGATCTACTGGCACAGGATACGTATGCTGCCCGTAGTGCAGCGTGGTTCTTCGCGACTAAAGGGTGTCTGAAATATTCCGGCGACATGGTACGCGTTACACAGATAATCAACGGAGGGCAGAACGGCATCGGAGATCGGCGAGAGCGCTTTGAAAAAGCAAAATCGGTGCTGGTATGAATCTGTTACCTGTATTACTTAAAAAATACTGGTTGCAACTCTCAGTGACTTTGCTGATTGCTGCACTTGCATGGGCAACAGAGCATTACCGCAATAACGCTATCACTTACAAGTACCAGCGTGATACTGCTACTCACAACCTGAAGCTGGCGAACGAGACTATCAGCGATATGAAAACGCGCCAGCGTGACGTTGCCGCCCTCGATGCAAAATACACGAAGGAATTAACTGATGCACAGACCAGGAATACTGATTTGCAGCGCCGCCTTGCTGCTGGTGGCCGGGTGCGCGTCGAAGGGCGATGTTCAGTGCCCACCCAGACCGAAACCGCCAGCACCAGCCGCGTGGGCAATGCTGCCACCGTCGAACTCTCTCCGGGTGCTGGACAAAACGTTCTCAATATCCGCGCCGGAATCATCAGCGACCAGGAAAAACTGAAGTATTTACAGGAATACATTCGGGCACAGTGCAGATAAAAAATCCCCGCAGGACGGTTACGGTTCCGGCCTGCAGGGTGTCATAAAGAGCACAAAATGTCTTATAAGGAGATATACGGACATATGTCGCATACCATGGTACTGAAGAAAAAGACCTCATGTATCAACGCAG